AGTCAATTCGGAATTGTGGAGAACGGTCAGCCAGCATTGGCAGAACAGTATCAGGATTATTCCCTGAGTCTGCTGATCGAGATGGTGGCCATGACTCCGGAGCAGCGGGAGCTGGTTACTCCGGACACGGAAGTCAAGGCGGCCCGGGAGATTAAAAAAGCGGATAAGGAAAAAAGTTGCGAATCGCAACTGCCGGAACCAGAGGGATTTCCGTGCGATACCTGCGGATATGATGTGGCCGGTAGCTGTACATATCCGGATACACCAGAAGATTACTGTATCACGGGAGATAAGTGGATTCCCAGGGAACCCAAGCAGGAAGAACAGGAACCATTCCAGAGAGGCTGCATAACCGGCAAAAGCAGGTATGGGACGTGTTCCTGCTGCGGGAGCGACGGAGTACAGTGCTGTGGACAGTGTGGGGAACCCTGCAATGGTCGGTGTGGCTGGCTTGAAGATCCATGGGAGGGCGAGCCTGAACCTCCGGCGCCGGAGCCAGAGTCTGGGCAGAATGATGAGTTCAGCGTGACATGGTTTATCCGCCGTTGGATAAGCTACAGGTACAATGATTTCCAAAGAGCCATAAGAGCATGCCGGATTGACGGAAGCTCGGCTGATAAAGCTAAGGCGATTCAAAAAGAACTGGCACCCTGCGGTTACCATGGAAGCAGCTGCGGTGATGAATATGCTTTCACTTTCCACGGATTTGCTGGCGGAATGGACTTTCGGGTAGGCAAAGAGAAAATGCATCTGAAATATGGCCGACTGGCGAAGGAACTGTTAGAACTGTTTGATCCCTGGGATTCGGAATTTGATGAAAAAGAAGCCGGAGGCAGAGAGGTAACACCAATGCCGGTGCAGACGGAATCGGAACCAGAGCAGGTACCAGCCGAACACGAAAAGCCAGAGTGGGTAAATCCGGAAGAAGAGCAGGTGGACGAGTCTTACAGCTTTGCCGGAGTTAAAAGAGCTTCAGACCGATGGAATCTTACGTTGGCCAGAAAGTTTGTCAGGGATAGATTCCAGCAGCTGATAAGCGGACGTACTGTAATTCCGGACAATGACAAGATCATAGAACAGTTTAAGCGATATAGTCAGTTAAACTCTGATGCGATAGCAGTTGACGCGGGTGTGGAGGCTTGTGCAACCTTGGAGACTGTTGAGTATTACCGGGAAGATGAGGATATGGGGATCTGCCTTTATGAGAGATTTTCCAACATTGTCCGGAAACAGCTGGATGAATATGCACAGGAGCAGGCAGCTGCCGAGAAGACCGAACGGAATACGGTACCAGAATCACCGTCGGAAGAGACTGCCATCGATGCGGAATTTACGGAAGTGCCTCCACAGGAAGTATATACTCCGGAATACTTCCTGGCAGAACAGCAACGAAGCCTGGACGAAGTATTAAAAGCGTGTGAAGGCGAGGCTCCTGCCAAGGTTCCCCACAAACTGCTTGCAAGGTATAAGATCATAGTTGCCGCCCTGACCGCAATGGTAAGCAGTCTGGAGCAGACAGATGAGCCGGATCCGGTTGTGCAGCCGGAGCTGCCGGTCATGAAGAACAACGATCAGCGGGCAGCATTTGTGGATGCCTATGAGACGTGGCCACTGTGGATTGAAACGAGGGAGACCGGCGAACGGTATTACCGGTATGATCTGCCGGATGGCACAAGCATGGTGATTAAGGTTTATCATGCCAGGTTATTTGATTATAAGGCAACAGAAAAACCGTATGAAGATAGACACAGTGAGGGCTATGGACGGCATGAGTATTACCTGCTGAAAGAAGAAAAGTTCTTCCGAGATTGCGAAACAAACCGGTCAATGTTGATTGAAAAGCTGAAGGAGATTCAGAAGAAGGGTAAATAGAGAAAGGAGGTCAGGCTTCCCGGGAAAAGCTGCGGCGGCCTCAAAAAAATATGGGATCAGGGCGTACTTGGTCAAAAGAAGAAAAAGAATACTTGATTGAGAAATGGGGAACCGTCTCAATCGCAGGGATAGCAAAGGTCTTGAACAGATCAGAAAATGCAATAATAGTCAAAAAGAACAGGTTGAAACTGGGAGCTTTTTTGGAGTCTGGTGACTATGTATCATGGAATCAATTGCAGGTAGCACTGGGATATTGTAGTACCAGCTGCCGCTACAAAATGAAATCATGGGTAGAAAACAGGGGTTTTCCGATGCGCATGAAGCGTGTCAAGGATAATGAATTTAAGATCGTCCGGATAGATGAATTTTGGGCATGGGCAGAACAAAACCAGATGTTCCTGGATTTCTCCAATTTCGAATATGGCACACTTGGCATTGAGCCGGATTGGGTGAAGGAGAAACGCAGGGCGGATATTAGTAGCCGAAGACGATTCAAAACGGCCGCGTGGACAAAGACGGAGGATGAAAAACTAATCACATTGGTGCGCAAGCAGCGGTACGGCTTCCGGGAACTGTCCCTGATGTTGCAGAGGTCGGAAGGGGCGATACAACGGCGGCTTACAGTCCTGGGTATCAAGGACAGGCCAGTGAGAGCCGACAGCTACGCCATGTGGACGGACGAAGAACATGAATTACTCGGAAAGCTGATAGTGGCAGGGAAGAAATATGAACAGATGGCTGAATTAATCGAAAAGTCGGTAAAGGCGATTCGCGGGCGAGTCTATCAGATGTACCTTACCGAAAATCTGGACAAGGTCCGGCAGATGATCGGAAGCGGCCCGTGGGGTAATGGCAGGCCAGATAGAAAAATTAAACATTATCTGCTGATGAATCAGGAAGAAAAGCAACAGACCAAGGAATTATTAACCAGGCTGATGCTGATTATGGCAAAAGGAGAATAGGATGCTGACAAACGCAACTATAAACAGGTTGTTGGGAATCACGGAAAGTTACCAGGCACCACAGGTGATGCTTGCGCACATGCTTGATAACGAAAAGCATGAACAGCTATTCTGTGCGTTTCTGGAACATGAAACCCGTATGGGCCATGAATGGTTTTCGGAATATTTCGAGAGCGAGCATGCCGACAGGAGGGTAAAAAAGCAGGACTTCACACCGATGAGTGTATCACGACTATTGGCAGGACTTACCGGTGGAAATACATACTTTGAGTGCGCAGCGGGTACTGGGGGAATTATGATTCAGTACTGGAACGAGCAACGGATGCATGCCGGACCGTCCGGCTATGACCCAAGATCATACTGGTACCAGGTCGAGGAATTATCAGACAGGGCAGTACCATTCCTGATTTTCAACATGGCGATCCGGGGAATGTGTGGTGTGATTATCCACGGCGACTCGCTGGAGCGAACGGCGAAGGAAGCATATTTCATCCGAAATGACAGTGCGGATTTCCTGAGATTCAGCGAGGTCATAAAAATGGAGCACAGTGAGACATTGGAGCGAGAACTGGGGATAACATTTTGTCATGAAGGGAGACAGTGATTTTGGCAAGAAAGAGACGATACAGAAAAAAAGGTGACGTATTACTATTTTGTGATTACTTCGAGGAATGGGTAGAGGATTACAAGGAAGGGGCGATCAGGGATGTGACGATGAAAAAATACGAGATAGCTCACAAGAGGATTAAGGAACTTGCTCCGGAACTGGAGTTGAAGGACATTGACAGAAAGACTTACCAGAAACTGCTTAATGACTACGCTATCACTCATGAGCGCCAAACAACCATGGATTTTCACCACATCGTGAAGTCGTGCCTGGTGGATGCATTCGATGCGGGGCTGCTCGAACAGAACCCTACAAGGAAAGCGGTCGTGAGAGGAAAGATACCGGCGGAAAAAAAGAAGAAGTTTTTAAGCCAGGCAGAGCTTCGGCGGCTGCTTGAGCGTCTTGACCTTGGAGAGGAAGTATCGTGGGACTGGCTGATCTTCCTGACAGCCAAGACCGGCATCCGATTTGCGGAAGGGATTGGAGTCACCCCGGCGGATTTTGATTACGAATGCCAGGAACTGGTTATTAACAAGACGTGGGATTACAAAAGTGGGATGGGCAGTTTCGCAACAACGAAAAACAAGTCGTCAAACCGGAGAATACCGCTTGACGGACAGACGCTGTGGAAGTTCAGGACATTATTGGAAGGACTGCCGCCAAACGAACCAATATTTTTTGCCGGAAAGGAAAGAGTATTCAACTCCACGGTCAACGGGATTTTGCAACGACACTGCATTGCGGCCGGGGTTCCGGTGATATCCCTGCACAGTCTCCGGCATACGCATGCATCTTTACTGCTATACGCCGGTGTATCGATCGCCAGCGTGGCAAAACGGTTAGGCCATTCGAACATGGCCATCACGCAAAAAACATACCTGCACATCATTGATGAGCTTGACAAGAAGGACAGGGGGAAGATCATGGAACATTTATCCATGCTATAACGGCGTGGAACTATTTGAGGAAATTGGAGGAGCAGGATGAAGGAAGCGACAATAATGGATAAGATCACCGAAGAGATGATGGAGTATGTCTGTGACAAGATCTGCCGGTTCCCATGGGTGATATCCGATCAGGAGAAGATGGACGAGATCTGTGCCAACTGCGAGATGGGCAAGCACGTGTGCAACATCTTGAATGAGTATAATCGGCTGAACGATTTTGGGCAGACCCAGTGCGGCGACCTGCTGGCCGGATCGGGCGCAGACCAGGAGAAGCACGGGTGGATTCCAGTTGAGGAGCAGCTGCCGGAAGAATCAAAGAGAGTGCTTGCTGCTGGGCGATTTGATGATATCCAGGTGGCGTATTGGGATAAGCAGAAGTGGTATTTGGTTATTAATAGACGGCCATATAATTATGGCCCGCTTGCCTGGATGCCACTGCCGGAACCGTATCAATTAGCAGAAAGGTGGTGACAAATGGCTAGTCCAAAGGGATTTATTTTATATAGGATTTATTATGAAAAATGTATTGCATACCTGGGACGAACAAAGCAACCCTTGCAATCCCGTATCAGAGGTCATATGTTTGCAAAACCGATGCACCGAGCGATTGATATACATAATGTCACCCGGATTGAATATACGGAATTGTCCACAGAAGCAGATATGAACTTATATGAAATCTATCTGATCAACCGGTGGAAACCGCCGCTCAATGTCGATGACAAAGCATTAGACGAATTAACACTTACATTGCCAGAACTACAATGGAAGGAATTTCAGCCGTCGAATTGGGAGGATTGGAAGAAACATCTCAAATCTGATGAGATGTGGGGGTGGCACAAAAAGAGAAATGATCACATTGTAAAAATCTTTGATTAAATTATTTTTTAGCTAAATTAGCAGAAAGGGGGAAAATGATGGACTGGTTGACATGGGAAAATGGTACAGAGTGGGGAAAGATATATTGTCCTATGCTGGAAGAAGAGGTTATGACTTATTACCCAAAGGGTGGCAGATGCTTTGACAGCTACACGGCACCTTTTGCGGATAGCGATGGTGATGTATGTTATTACAAATACGACCATGACGAAGGTGGTTGGTACGAAGAGTGCTTTTACATGGACGATTATACGGAAGGCATGAAATGCGTACTGTAAATTAATTTTAACGAGGTGAAGCAATGGAAAATAAAACACCGAATACAGGTAGCAGCATACAGAACACAAGAAAGCAATGCGTGGTAAGAACATACCCAACTGGATGGACAAACACGACAGAACGCTTAGAGCAGAAGTTGGCAGATGGATATATAGTTGTGATGGCAAATCCTTTTGACGCAAAAGGTAAGCAAGGAATGGAATATATCCTTGAAAAGAAAAATTGATTCAGGAGGACCACATGGAATACATAGAACAATGCAAAGATTGTCTTTGCAAAGAATGTAAAGAAAACACAAGCGATAATCTGAATGGATGCTGTTATACGTGTTGCAATGATTCGGATACCTGCGAACCAATATGCCAATGTCCGTTTTGGTGGTATCATAGCTGATCGACAAAAGCGGCAGCAGGCAGCAGGAAGAAGAGGTAAAGCAGATTGCACAAAGAAAAAATCAAGCGACCGGTCAACTATATGGGCATACTCAAAGGGTCGCAGGTAAAGACATGGAGCGCCAGAGAACCAGCGTACTGCTTCACAGAGTCGTGTCCGGATCTACGGTACCGGCTGGGCGGGGAGCGGTATGGAAAAGTGATTATGAGGAGGTGAGGCCGGTGGATCAGAGAAGCCCAGCAGAACAGTTGCAGGAATTCCTAAACTTTGTGGATTCATGCAGCCGTGAATATCAGGCGGCCTATGGCGCGGTAAACGAAGAGGACAAGCGTCTCCAGGATCTGATACACGAGATGGAGTTTGCGGAGAACAAGGCCGAGCGGAACAAGGTGGCGACCAGGCTCCAGCACAGCCGGCGGAATCGCAGGAAGAACAAGGACATTGTCATGCGCAACGAGCTGCTGGTAAAGTTCTTTGATGAGCAGAACCATAAGAGCACGCTGAATAAGATGCGGCAGCTGCTGGGGCGGCAGAGAAAAGAAGAGGAATTTTTGCAGAGCAAACGGACTTATAAGCCGCGGATGAAGGAGGGGTAACTGGTGGATAAGAGCGTGCTGATACAGTACATAAGCCTAAAAGCGGAGATTGCAGATCTGGAGGAACGGATCCAGAAGCTGCGAAAAGAGATTGATCGAATGGAGGGCAAAGACTATCAGGTATCGGACTCGGTTAAAGGTACCCGCCGGGACGGCACTTATGGCAGCATCCGGATCACTGGCTATCCGTATCAGCTATGCCGGCAGAAGCGGTGGCAGCTAAAGCGCCGGGAGCATAATCTGACCAAGTTCCAGGCGGAGCTGTTGGAGCTGATCAATGAGGTTGATGATTATATCAATGGCCTGGAGGATTCCCGGATGCGTCGTATGTTACGGCACAAGTATCTGGATGAACTGTCATGGGTGCAGGTGGCACATCGGATGGGGAGGAAGTATACAGCGGATGGTTGCAGGATGGCCGTGGAACGGTTTTTGCAATAAAAATAAAGTTTGTTCGTTTTGTTCGGTTTATCTGTGGTAGACTTAAGCTGGAAGAATTGCAAAATGGTATTCTCTTCTTGAAAGGCACTTGTTGCACCGCGCGGCAGGTGTCTTTTTTGGAAATAATAATTAATTTTCTTGTGAAAAACTATTGACATAGGGTTAACCCTATGGTATAATAGATACATAAGGAGGTGAGATACAGATGAGAGGCAGTAGCCG